GCTTGGTCATGCTTTGGCCTCCCATGCCGCGAATTCGTCACCCATGCCCAAGCTGTCGGCGGTGCGGCGCAGATAACCCGGGGACTGGCATTCACAGTCAGCGGCGAGTTTTGCCTCGTCCGCGAACACCTCGCGGGGCAGATGATTGAGCGTGCCATATTGCAGGCGCATGGATGCCTCGACCCCGGCCGGGTTCAGGTCAGGTGCCAGTTCGTGAAGCAGTTTCTGGTAATACATGGATGTCTCCGTTTTGTCGGGCGTGATCATCGCGCCTCTCCTACCGCCTGAGGCCCCGCACATGGCAGGGCAGGCAGGAAATTGGTCGCTCATTCGGCGTATTCGCCTTCGTGAAACGCGCTGTCGGTGATCTCGCGCAACTTGTTGGCATAGTTGGCCAATGTGCCGACGTCGGCCCAGTTGATCTCGTCGGGGCTGGCGTTGAAATGTTTATCGCTGAGGCCCTGCAGGCGGGCCAGCATGGTGTCGATCTCGGCCTTGCGGGCAATGAAAGCGGCAAGGGCCTTGGAATTGTCTCTGCCGGGTCGGGTCGTCATGGCTTTGTCTCCGCTCATCATTTCGCCTCCGCTTGGCCAGCTGCGTAAGCTGCGGCCAGCGCGTCGTGGATCGACCAGATCGCGACATCGTGGAAATCCAATCTGTCCCAGTTTCGGGCCTCGAGGGTTTCGATGTTCGGAAAATGCTTCAGGGTGATCTCCAGAAGGAGGGCTTCTGGGGCGGGTTTAGCTTTGGTCTTCGCGGTCATGGTTTTGTCTCCGGTTGTTGTATCGTTCTGGTGCAATCAAAATCGCTCTATCCGGATTCTTAATCAACTTAATAACAAGCAATATCATTGCTTTAAGTGTGAGTTTGGGTGGCCATGGAAGGTGTGAGCGAGCGGGAATACTCGGCCCATTCCGGCTTGTCGCGGGGCGCGATCCAGAAGGCCAAGCAGACCGGGCGGATGGTTCTTTATACAGACGGCTCAATCAATGCTGCTGCCTCGGATGCGCAGCGGGCTGAGATGACCGATCCCGATCAGCAGCGCCGCTCTGTTGGTGGCGACAGTGGTCTTTCCGGTCCCGCCGACAGCACGTCCTATCTCAAAGCCCGCACCGCCCTGACGGTCTATCAGGCGCAGGAACGCCAGCTGGCAATTCAGAAGAAGAAAGGGGTGCTGGTCGATCGCGCCCGGGCCGAAACGCTGGTGTTCCGGCTGGCCCGGCAGGAGCGGGATGTCTGGGTGACCTGGCCTGCGCGCGTCGCAGCCCAGATGGCGGCACAGGTGGCGGCGGAGGTGGAAACAGCGACGGGGGCCTCAGTGATGATCGAGACCGCGATAATTCAGAGGGTACTGGAAACCCATGTCCGCGAACAACTCGACGCCCTCGCCGATCTCCGGGTCTCGCTTGGATGAGGAAGACTTTACTTCTGGCTTAGACCTCAGTTTTGACGGGGCCGAGGATGTCCTGCGATCCTGTCCTGAGCCTGCTGCCCTCGGTCCCGCTTGGCGCGCCCGCCACCGTCGGCACCCGCGAGGGGCGATCTATGCGCTCCTTCGCCCTGCCGTGGATCCCGCATGACGATGTAATCCTGCCCGCCGACATTCAGGGCATTCCGGCAATCGGGGTCTCCGATGCCGCCGGTCCCCTGCTCACGGTGATGAACCGTAAGCTGACCCTGATGCGGCGCAAGCATGCCCACGGGTGGTCAGCCGCTGCGCGAAGACATGCGTCGCAACTTCCCCTTCGCCGGTATCCTGTTCGAGGAATACAATGGCAGTGTCACATTGTCTGATGGTACCTCCGAGCGTCTGATCCCGGCAGGCGAAGGCATCGCCTTTCCGCTGGGCACGTTTGACACCGTCACCACCTATGGCGGGCCTGCCAACCTTCTGGAAGCCGCCAACACGGTTGGCCTACCGCTCTATGCACGCCAGCATCTGGACGAAAAGGGCCGCTGGATTGATCTGATGACCGAGGCCTCGGTGCTGCCGGTGAACAAGCGTCCCCGGCTGGCGATCCGCCTGCACAGCTCGAACTGACAGGCGCTACAGTGAACGTGTTTGCCACCGCCATGGATCGGATATTCTCCCATGCCGACATGGCGGTGGCGGCGGTCTGGATATCGGGCAGCACGTCGGAGGAACGTCCAATCCGGGTCATCCGCCGCGCGCCTGATAGGATTACTGATTTTGGGGCCGCGCGCATTCTCAGCGATACTACCACCGTTGATGTGCGTGTCATCGATCTGCCGGAACCTCAGCCCGGCGATCTGATCATTCTCGGCACCGAAAGCTTTGTTGTTCAGGGCGAGCCTGTCCGGGACTCAGAGCGGCTGATCTGGACGCTGGATCTGAGGCCGTCATGAAGCTGAAACTCGACATCAATCCGGATATTGTCGCCATGATGCAGGCGGAAATCCTTGCTGGTGAGAAAGCCGTCAGCGCGGCCATGCGCGAAGCAGGAACCGGCCTGAAATCCGACTGGCGCGAACAGATCACCGGGGCCGGGTTGGGACGGCGACTGGCGGGCAGCATTCGCTCGAAATTCTATCCAACACGCGAACCCAGCCTGAACGCAGCAGCCCTTATCTGGTCAAAGGCCCCCAAGATCATCAATGCTCATGACACCGGTCCGCTGATCCGCTCGAAAGATGGTTTCTGGCTGGCAATCCCGACCGAGGCCGCAGGAAAAAGCCGACGCGGTGGGCGGATCACACCAGGCGAATGGGAACAGCGGTCGGGTCTGCGGCTTCGCTTTATCTATCGGCGTAACCGCCCCAGTCTTCTGATCGCCGAGGCCCGGCTGAACACCCGGGGGAAGGCCGTGCGCTCACGTTCGAAAACCGGGCGCGGGGTGGTGAGCGCGCCGATATTCATTCTCGTGCCGCAGGTTAAATTGTCGAAACGGCTGGATCTGGCGCGCGATGCGGTACGGGCGGCTGACAGTATCCCGGGGCTGATTGTGGCGAAATGGGTGGAGGGTAAGGTTTGAGGTCGGTACCGAACTTCCCATGCTCTGGTGGACAGGGTAACATCATTGGCATATATTGCCATTGGAGCATTGGGAGATAACTATGGCGACCAGAAACGTTGTCCTAACCGAGGCCCAGTCGGAGCTTGTAGAGCAACTGGTGTCGACCGGTCGATATCAGAATGCCTCAGAAGCCTTGCGCGCTGGCCTTCGACTGCTGGAACGCGAAGAGGCCGAACTCGACGAGTTGCGCGTACGTCTGAGTGCCGGAATTGAACAAGCCCGCACTGGCGATCTGGCTGCGGGAACCGGCGAAGAGGCTGTGCGACGCGCTTTTGATGCAGCACGGTCTGAACACTGATGGTAAAACCCTGGCGCTTGACGCGCCACGCCGAAGCCTCCCTTATTGATATCGCCCGCTGGACCCTTGCGACCTTCGGCCCGCGACAGGCGGTCGCCTACGAAGAGGACCTGATTGCCTGCTGCGTCACAATCGGCGAAGGAAGCGCGCAAAGCCGAAGTTGCCGTGTTTTGATCGACCCGTCCTTACCGGAAGATCTGCGGCTTTGCCGCGCAGGCCAGCACTTCATCATTTTCATTGAGTATCCGGACGCAATAATCATCGTCGATTTTCTGCATAGCTGTAGTGATCTGGCTACAAGAATTTCTGCCCTAGCAGATCAGGGCGACCAGCAATCGCACTGACGCCGTTGCGGCCTTCGGGGCAGCAAGGCAGCAGCGAGTTTACTCGGCGGGAAGGCATGCGGTGATGGTGCCTAATCGGCGAGCACAAGTGAATTCGGTTGATGACGTAGCTATGTTACGCTGGAAGATGATCGCAGATGGGGGTCATGTCAGGTATTGATGCATGGCGACAACGCAACGCAAATCAACGAGTGCATGGCTGCGCTGGGCGGCAACGCTGTCCCTGGTACTATTCCTTTGGGCTGGACCTGACCACAAGGATCCGCGCAATGTCGATTTTGCCTGGTTGGCCCCTGCCGCGGAGGCAGCCGGGCAGGATGAACCCCGGCGAGTCGACGTGACCCCGGGCCTGATGTGGAACCGCAGCGGACTGCCCGCAATCTTCCCGCTGCAAGTCAAAACATCCGCTGGAAACAACTATTTCCTGACGCTGATTGATGCCGAGACCGGCAAGAAAACGCTCGCGGCCTTCATCATTGGCGGGGAATTTTTCAAGGTTCTGGTGCCGCCGGGCACCTTTGTCGTGAGGTTCTCCTCATCCGACCAGAACCGCTTCTTCTGACCCTTCTTGCCCGCCATATCTGCCCTCAAGATGTCCACTATCGTTGGTGGACACTATCAGCACACTCTATGACACGTCAGTGCAGCGTGGCCGGACGCTTACCATGCATGTGGATCTGGGGCCTGAACGGCAGTGGGGTGAAAGGTTTCCGGTGCGGGAGGTGGCGTTTGCTGTCGAGCCGCGGCAGGCACGGGAAGTCTTGGCCGAAAGTCGCACCATGAAGGGTGGTGGGG